CCTTTTGGATCACGAACAATACGCAATACTTTTGTAACCGGATCAAATGTATATGTAACGTATCCACCAAACATTCGTGCGGCTAATTCAACATAACCTGCATAGAAATCATATGTTGCTAATCCGCCAGCAACGTTGTAATTTAATAGATATGTGTTTAGAATAGCACTACTGAATGGGTCAAATGAACTAGATCCTGGGCCTGTTTCTAAACCAACTGTTCTACGGAAAATACTACGAACATTGATAAACTCTTGAGGTAGTGTATATGTATCAATGTTCTTTTCAATCGTCATTAGTGTATATGATTCCGCAGTAGCATTTTGTGCTCGTTGACGATATACTTTAATTGCATAATTATAGGCAGCTTCATAATGTTGAGGATCTAACTCAATATCAATAATGCCGTTACCTAAACGATAAGCTAGATTAGCGAAAAGACCCTCTTTCAATTGGTCTAGTGTTAGACCTGCGGGTGTAGAGAGCGGATTTGCTGTTGGGTATGTTGCCATATATGTGTTACCTAATAATAGTATTTATCAGGTAACATCAGCTATTACAAATCCCCAGCTTTTCGATTTTCGCTGTAATGTGCATCAAAACTGCCGCCGGGATATCTACTCTCTAACTTACGTACATTCTCATCAATAACATCATTTGGATCAAGGTTCAATGCACGACAAGCATTAATCCAATACCACATAATGTCACCCAACTCACGTTTCATGTGAAATACATTCTCGTCGGTCAGTGGTTTACCCTGAAAAATAATCTTTTTGGGCACTTCGATAAACTCGCCGCTTTCAGCCGCAAGTCCAAGACATGCTGTAAGTAGTAATGGAACATTAACATCAGGTCCGTGTACACCATCACCAATGTAATTACCATCAAGTTCATCACATCGATTCATAAATGTAGTTAAGTTATTACTAGGTTTACTAGTAACAGCTTCTACAAATTGTTTGTATTTGTTTAAATCAATATTGCTCATTGTTGCATGGTCCTGTCAGTTAAAATCAAAAATGCAACAGCAAGATGTAGCAATGCGGAACCATAGTTTTGAGTTACAAGACTTACTACCGCTGATAATATTGAAAATATTACCAATGCCCATCCGATTGGCTTGCGATTATCACTAAACCATAATAGAAATTTTTGAATCATATTCATTTTAGAACGCCTTTAAAATAATCATGTGTTCATTAAAGCGACCATTGGGTGTAGTGGCAACTGCTTTAATGTCTTTAAAATACTTACGTGCCACCGGCTTACTTCCCATAACTTCTTTAAGTTGTTCTGCAGGTTTACGTAATGTTTTGACTTCACTTTGTGCTGTATCAAAACCTAGCAATGTACTACCCTTAACTGTAAATGTCTTGCTGTAGTCATCAGCAATGTAGTGATGTAGTTTTCGCTTTGCTGAATCATAGACCCATGCTTCACTTGCACCATGCAATTTGATAGGACTGATACTTACCAAATCAAGTTTGCTTGCAATATCTTTGAATGTTTTAAGATACTTAAGTTTAGCTACAATCTTCTCTACCGGTACAGCTTTACGTGCCCTAGGAGCTTTGGCGGCTTTCTTAACACTAATGTAACTATTCAAGTCATTGATAACCAATTCAATAAACTTTACAATGTTTTTAATCTGAGTCTTAGTCAAATGATTGTAGCCTTGAACCAATTGTGCATCAGTACCTTTAAGTACTTCATCAAATTCGTTCAGTTTCTTTTTCCATACGTCAGTTAATAAACTAATATGTTGTGGCATCACATTCTTTTTAGCAACTTCATCCATTGGTCGCAATGAATGTTTTGTGGGCGCGCCTGATGTAATGAATTCATCAAACAGTCCTTCAAGTTCGCCACCTGCTTCACGTGCTTTGTCACGCAAAATATCCTGAATGTTGGGTCTTGTGGGAACATCAACTTGAGGGGCACTGGTTGCACTTGTTTCTTTAAGTTCGGGTTTGAAAATTGTTTTCAACAATCTCTGAACCTCGTTTTCCAAAGTTAATGTTTCATGTTCATTTAGTTCTAGCCCACGTAAGTTCATACGGGCTAACCAACATAATGTCAACAAGAATTCTTTATCGTCAACTTTACGCATCACTTTAGCGTCTTGTATGCGTTTATTAAACTCTAGGTACTGCGACATTAGTTCTTTAGCTTCTTTTTTACCATAGAATCTATTGTACCAAGTAAAACTACGCATCAATGTCAGACGGCGTAGGTCTGAATCGGGTTGAATGACAAACAAAGGTTCTTCACCAAAATACTTAGTATCCGGGTCACGTGGATTGAGTGATTTTACCATTGAATGGTCTTCTGTATTTCTTTTTTTCGTCATTAAATTACTCCAAAATAACAATTGACAAGTGTTATTATAGCACTAATTGTATTATTTGTCAACCTTTACCATAAAGTGCTTGGGCATAGTTAATATACTGAATGTGCATTTTACGACATACTTCGGGTAATTCGACACCCAAATTTGTTTTTATTGTTTCATACAAATAGTCATAACCTTCTATAGAATAAAACAAGTCCGTGTTTAATGAAAAGATTTTATCCTTTTTTACTTCACTATACCTAGAAAAATTTTCTATTTCGTATAACTTATATATAGGTATAGTTGTAAATTTATCTTCGTCACGTTCACTCTCATACCATACATTATTACGCATCCTATTATTTACTAATTTATTTGATCCGGATGGTTTAGAAAAAAGACAAATTATTTTATCAGTAAAAGGTTCAATAATTTTAAAATTTTCTCCGTCTAGGTATTCTACTGAATGTGAACAAAATATATAGGGTTTTTTGCTATTAATAATTTTTGATTCAAACTCTGTTAGTTTTTGTATTTGTAGATTTTCCAAATCACTAAAATGTGCTGTACAACCACCAGGATCTTGCGGGCCATGGCCAAAGAATTCATCATAATTCCATATCATGTTTTCATAATAATTATCATGTGTGTATCTAGGTTCAAAATCAGGGGTCATACTAAGCAAATTAGCCACATGATTTCCACCACATCCGGGTGCAAAAACTAAAAACAGGTTTTTTGATTGTTTGAAAATATCGGGTGTCATCAATATATTTAAGATAAATACTCAATAGGAAAATATTATGCCTAAATTATCGCTTTGGCGTCCCAATAAAACTAATGATTACAACTTCTTTGATAGAACAATATCCGAGATGTTTACTGTTGGGGCGACTGATTTGTATGTACATAAGTACTTAGGACCCACAGACCAAGGTCCATCAATTGATTCTACACAGCCACAATATGACGCATTGAATCCTTTAAACATTCAGGATCTGTTATTTTTAGAGAATAGGGATAGAACATATGACACAAGTGTATATCGCTTGCGTGGTCATTACAACGTTCAAAACTTAGATTTTGACTTATCGCAGTTTGGACTATTCTTAAACAATGATATTATTTTTATTACTGTCCACTATAATGACATGATTCAATTGGTTGGTCGTAAACTAATGGTAGGTGACGTAATTGAATTACCACACTTATTAGATTACAATCCATTAAATGAAACTATCCCGGTTGCATTAAAACGCTTTATGCAAATCACTGATGCTAACTATGCAAGTGAGGGTTTCAGTCAAACATGGTTTCCGCATCTATGGCGTATCAAATGCGAGCCACTAGTCGATAGTGAAGAATTTAGTCAGATATTACAAGAGCCTATTAACCAAGACAATTATCTTGGACTATGGGACAAAGACAAAACATATCCACCCGGTTATGTTATCAGTTATGGTGATAAAAATTATATATCAAAGATTGAAGTGCCAGTTGGCATTGCACCACCTAATGATACATATTGGGAATTAGATACAGCAAGCAATCTTAAAGATATACTTGCTACTTATAATAAGAACATTGCAATTAACAATGCGGCTTTAGAAGAGGCTGCACGACTTGTTCCTAAATCAGGATACGATAGAAGCAAGCTGTATATCGTTCCTACATACGGTGAGTATGAAAGTAATACACAATTATCAGGCAAATACGATCAGCCGGCCCCACCAATAAGTGTTGTAGCAGACAGCGCCGGGGCTCCGGGTACACCAGTAACACCAACTGTTGGTACTGTTACATTCGTTCGTAGTTCAGATTATAGGAATCCAAGTCCAGCAATTAGAGTTTCCAGGGCGGCAATACAAAGCATCTGGGATATGACTGCTGACATGGGTTATGAAAAATTAGATGTATTCAATACAGTTACTATAGAAAGAATAACAGTAGCACCTACTAGGACTGATAGTAATTCAGGACCAGTTAGTGGTGAAAGAATTTTATCCGTATTCTCTATGGGTCAGATTACTGGACCATATGGTACTGCTGACAATACATATGCTACAGCAGATCAGAATCCAGAATTACCCGGCTTCACTGGAACTATCTCTACTCAAATGGACTTTAGAGCAGACTGTGATCCTGCATATCAATATATTGCTCGCAGTAGCCCAAGAACATTTGGATATAGTACTGGTTACTTAGATGGTACGGGTGAGGCACCGAACGGTATTCCAACAGGGGCAGGCATATCATTCCCGCAGAATCCACAAGTTGGTGACTATTTCTTACGCATTGATTACTTTCCTCAATTATTATATCGTTGGGACGGTAGAATATGGGTACGTATCTCACAGAACGTTAGAACACAAACTGGTTTGACTTATAATGATACATCACAAATGTCTGGATTTATTAACAATAATAATGAGACACGACTTACAGATGGTACACTTGTACCACAACGACAAGCATTGTCAACTATATTGACATTGGCACCAGATCCCTTACCCCCAGTAGAATAAAGAGTACAAATGGCAAAATTTTTCTATGATAATCA